GGCGCGTAGTTCGTCACGCTCGCGTTCTAGTTGTGGGTAACTCACGCACCCTCGTTCCTCGCATCCTTGATGACAGGCTGCATGCTCCGAAGCGATCCACTTGCTACTCATATCGGCACTTAGCTCTAGCAAGCGAGTTCAAACCCGCGGTCGAGGGCACGCTGTATCTCTGCGTCGCCGGGGGTGAAATAGAGACGGGACGACATTGGCGGATATGTCGCGTACTGCTTGACGAGCTCTACGGCTTCGCTGCGACGGACGTGTGAGCGCGCGTGCGCGATTTTGCCGCCATTGCCGAACGACACTTGATCGCAGAATTCGCATTTGTGTCCACGCTTGGCGTGCGTCATCGAGGATCGACGCTTGCCGTTGGACGTGTATGCCTTACTCATCGAACAATTCCACGACCTCGTCATAGGTCAGCGTGTTGAAGTCGCTTGGCATGTACCAACTCCCACGAGCGTACCGGCGGATCGTCGTAAGTGGGACATTCGTCGCCACCCACGCGTCCTGAGCACGGAAGCCGTAGCCCGGCCCTATTGAATGAGCGTTGCTTCGCAGCCAGCCTTCAAAATAGAGTCGATCGGTTTCGTCTGAGATGTACCACTGTCGCCAGCAGGACGGGCCCCGCGTGGGACGTGTATTCATGGCTGAGCCTCGGGAGCTGTCAGGCGACGGATGGTATGCAGCGCTCGCTGCACCTCGCCCATTGCCCGAGTCAGGTGCATCGTGCTCTTTGTCGTGGCTTCTGGGCCGATACGCGATTCGATTTCAGTCTCGCCCCATATTGCACGGTCGAGTCCTGCCACGATCAACTCCAGCCGACGAATGTACTCGCTCTGCATCTGACTCATTGGATCGCGGCTTCTAATAGCGCCTGTCTGGCGCGAGCGGCTTCGTTGCTCGTGGGGAAAACATTCAGCGCCTCTTCAGGAGTCGCGCCGCGGCCGAAATCGCAGGCTGGCCGCCAACCATCGTCATAGTCATCGAGATAGTCGATGCCATCCTGATCGCGGCGTTCAGTCCATGCTGCGGACCAGTTCCGTCCGTTCTTCGGATCCGGTGGCCAGAGTTGATAGAGAGCTCCGCGGGTTTCGTAATTCCAGCCGGGGCGCGTCGTCATCGGTACTGCTTCAGCCACGTTTCACCGCCAGCCATTCGCGGATGATCTGGTTCAAGAGCTGCCCGACGGTGACACCCTGCATGAGCGCTGCGGCGCGTAATTGCCGCCAGAGGTCGCGATCGATATCCCGCACGCTGGTGGGCGTGCCTGTGGTTGTGCTTGACATGCTGAGAGTGTAGCACATGTCTGGCACGGTATGCAATGTTTGACAATGCTAACCACAATTAGATCGTCCAGCCCTGACGGCGGAACTCAGCAAAAGACCCGGTAAAGAACCCCGGCTGGAATTGGAGTATCTCGCCGCAGCCATGGCACCTACTGGCCACACCTAGATTGTCTGGCACGGCCGCGGTCTGCGTCTCGTGCATGTGCATGTGCTCGCCACAGGTGCATTCGACGGTGATAAACGGCGAGCCGTCATGGCATGTTGCGGGGCCGAGCGGTCTAGGCGACTGATCCTTCCACTCGGGGTTAGGGATCAACTTCCAGTCGCTCACGGCTTGGTCGACCTAAGCACGACTATCTCTTTCAAGCCGCGCCACCTCGGCGCGGAGTTCGCCAATCATTTTGAGTTGGTTCTCACTGATGCGCTGGATGTGCTCAGGGAGTACTTCAGGTCGGTCGTAATCTTCGATCAGCCGCTCAAGTTGGATTTGCAGGTCGTTGTTTTCTGCCTGTAGCCGTTCAACCCTGGCCCGCAGTCGCGAGACCTCCGCCTCCAGTTCCTTCTCGCTCATCGCGCCAACTGCTCGAGCCGGCCGATCTGCGTAGCCAGGCTATTGAGGATGAAGAACAGTACCGTCGCCAGCAGCGCTACCACGGCGATCAGGATCCCGCCAAAGGCGAGCGCCTGGCGCCAGAAAGCGGTGTTGATGTCGCGCACGAGACGGACCTCGAGTTCGGCGATGCGGTTGATGATCCTGCCCTCCAGGGCTTCGAGATCCGCCATGCTGGCGTTGCGCGGTCCTTCGGAGCGGTCAGCAGCGGTCATCGGTAAACCCACTGCTCGAACTTCTCGGCCAGCTTGAGCACGTCATCACTGGTCGGCAGTCGCTCGAGGTCGCCGGTCTCGCGTGTCTGAAACGTCGTGAGCCACCCAATCGACGCTTTCAGCACGGCCTGGCGCACACTACGCCGCTCCTCTTCTGGGCTACGCCACGCGCCGCCTGAGCGCGTCGGCTGCGGTTCTGGCGGCAGCTCCTGCTCGGGTTCCACCAGGTGGACGATATAGCGCCCGTTCCTGACCCTGAGCTTGACGCGCTCGCCGGGCTTGGGGTGCCGGACGACGGTGCGCAAGTCGTAGTTGACCCAGCGATCGAGGATGCGGAAGCCGTTATCGTTCGGACTCTGCTGCTGCACGATCCCCTCGAGCACCTCGTAGGTGACGGGCATCAGGATGATGAGACCTCGTCGAGATACTGATCCATGAGCGTCGCGGCCTGAAGGCGCGAGGCATCCAGCATGTGGCCGTAGATGCCCATCGTCATCTGGGGACTCGAGTGTCCGAGCACGCCCATCGCCGCGAGCGGCGGCAAGCCCATCGCTTGCAGGATGCTCGACGCCGAGTGCCGCAGATCGTGGCCGCGGATGTCGTGTAGGCCGGCCTTTCTGAGTGCGGCTTTGAGCGCGTCGCTATAGCTGTCGGGTGACGGCAAGCCGCCGAATGGCCCACAGAACACATACCCCTGATCGTCGCGCCAGCGCTCGGCGGCAAGGGCCTCATCCCTGAGCCGCTGCTCCCATCGCGCGCGCAATGCCTCGGTCACGCGCCGCGGCAAGCCGAGGACGCGATTGCTGCGCTTCGACTTTGGCTCGGTCAGGAAAATGCCCATGCCGGCGCGCTGGTGCAACCCCTGGCGTACATGGAGCTGGCCGGCTGCCAGATCGATCGCTGGCCATGTGAGCCCGAGCACCTCGCTGCGTCGCAACCCCAGCGCCAGCTCGAGCAGGAACGCGGCTTCCAATCGGTCGTCCTTGATGGCGGCCATGAAGCGCTGCGCCTCGTGCGGCTCGAGCGCGCGGCCCGTACCGCGTGACGCCGGCGGTGCCTCGACCAGGGCGAACGGATCGGATGTCAGCAGTCGCCGCCGCATCGCGTAGCGCACGGCGACCCGCAACAGGTTGCGCGTGTTGAGCACCGTCTGTGACGACAACCCCGCGTTGAGCATGCCTTCTTGCAGATCCTCGACGTGATCGGCATTCAGCTCGCCGACTGCGACATGGCCGATGCGTGGGATCAGATAGCGCTCCATGAGACCGCGATAGCCATGCAGCGTGGTCGGGCTGTACTTCCCTTGCGGCCGTGGTCTCAGGGTGAGAAACCAACGCGGCAGAAAGTCGGCGTAGTGCTCCTCGGCGGTGGTGAGGATGGCGCCCTCGGTACGCCGGCTGAGGAACGTCTCGAGACGGTAGCGAACGTGGCGCTCATCGCGGCCGTAGACGACCTTGCGGATGCGCTTGCCGCTGGCATCGCGGCCGAGCTCGATGCTGCCGGTCCATTGTCCGTCAGCGCGCTGATAGACCGAGCCCTGTTGCTGATCCTTTACACTTGGCACTTGCAGCCATCTCCCAAATAGGTGGTCTGCCACGCCCCGAGCCGTTCACGCGGTGTCGGGGCTTTTGTCTGGTGGCGTGCGGCTATGGTAGCAGGGGCGCGGTCTACAACCTGTAGACCTGTAGCCCGATTCTGGTTGACCGATGGCGGCTCACGGCGGCTCGGCGGGCGTCGATTTTGAACTCAAACGGTGCAAATCGAGCAGTCCAAGATGACGTAACCCCGACCTGTAAAACCGTCACCCGGAAGGGTTTCGTCAGTTCGAATCTGACCCCCACCACCTCCAATCTGGCTACAGTGGTGTAGCCATCAAAAAGCCGACGGTGTGAAAAACCGTCGCCCTAACATCGAGGTCAGTCCAGAATCTTCTGGATCCGCTCGAGCCGATCCAGCAGCGTGGCGGCCGATTCCAGCAGCCGCTCGACGTTCGTCTCCAGCCGGTCCAGGCGGCTTTCGTAGCGGTCCAGGCGCTGTTCGATCCGATCCAGTCGCCGCTCGAGCCTTCCGCTGATGTCGTCCGCCACGCTCAGGGTTGCCGGCGCTTCCGCTCGGCCAGCCACTCTCGCAGCGCGGTCACCACCAGGTTCGACAGCGATCGATTCTCGGCCTTTGCAATCGCCTCCAGCTCGGCTCGCAGATCGACGGGCATGCGGATAGGAAACTGCGGTGTTGGCGGCACGCCAGACATTTATATATCTCCCCGATACCAGTGTGGTACCGGAACGATACTTGTATACCGGGTCGGTGTACACCCGCCGGCGCCTGAGTAGCGGCTGAGACACGCATCCGTATGCTGAGTCTTTTGAGCGTTCGACTATGCGCAGGCGGGATAGAACGTTAACGTTTCGGCTGCGACCACTGCCGGGAGGACCGTAACCCGCTCAATCCGATCTCTCATGGAATCCGAATTCGATCCTGCGTGAGCAGTTGCCTGCCCCGCGAGGCGAGCTTCACCGAGGGATCGTTCCGCACGCGGGGGCGCACCGTGATCGTGGAAGACCGCACACCACGCGACTGGCTGGTCTATGTCGAGGACAATGATGAGCGTTCACCGCTCAGAATCTGGGGCGTCCTGCGGCGCTTGTGCGCACGCATGGACGCCATGCACGAGGAGATCGTGGGCGTACGCCGCCAGCTCGACGAGATCCAGCAGCAGGCCGAGAAGCGCCCGCCCGAGTATTACGCTGATCGCGACGAGTTCGAACGCGATCTGAACGTCGCGTTCGCGACCTGTGCGCGCGAGTACCTGCCCATCAACGCGCACACTGTGGGCAAGTCGATGCCGCTGCACATCAGCGCCAACACCGTCGTCAAACGCCTGAGAAAACACGGCTACCTGAAGCCGGGCGACCGCCCAGCCGTGATCCTCAAGCGACTGGCCGAGCCGTTCCGCAACAAACACGGGCTGCTGTCGCTGCTGCCCGCGACACTGGCCGTCAAAGTGGTCTGCGTGCTGTTGAAGGTGGGCGAGCTGGGCGAGTTCAGGCGAATGCTCAACGACTTCTGAGCGTTTTGCGCAAGCGCGGGCGCGCATCAAAACGCTGACGGTTCTGCGGTCCCGTAGCGGGCACACTGGGGATGTGATCCGCAGAATCGATCTCCCGGATGACCTCGACGCAAAGCTGAGGGTCGTCGCCAAGCGCCGCGATCTGTCGGACGGCTACGTCCTCGCCAGGATCGTCGAGGCCGAGATCGAGCGCCAGTATGCCGAATTGCTCGAGGCCGAGGAGGTGCGCTCGCGATGAGTGAAGAGTCGATCACCATGACCTTGCCGCAGGCGTGCAAGCGCTTCGGTATCGGCCTCACCACCGGCCGCGAGCTGGCGCGCCAGGGGCGTTTCCCCGGCGCCTTTCTCATCGGCAAGACGTGGCGGGTGCATCGCGTGACGTTCGACGAACAGGTGGAGCAGCTCGCCCGCGGCGGCGTGGTCGACAGTCAGCCCGACCGTGTGCTGAACCGCGCCCTCGACGAAGCCCGCTTGCGCATGCTGCGTCGCCACGGCTGATCCGCGCGTGTCACTGGCGCCGAAGGCGCGCGACGCGGCCAAGGCGTACTACGTCTGGCGGCACTACAACCCGAACTCGGCCGACGATCCGCTGGCTGCCTGGTCGGCGGGCTATGAGGCCGGCGGCCGCGCCATGCTGGTGCGCTCGGCGACCTGGGCTGGGCTGAAGCCGACCATCGAGGATCTGCTCGAGGCGCTCAACCGACACCTCATCGCGCGCGAGCGCGACCAGCTCGACCAGGACGCCGAGCGCTGGGCCTTGTCCAACGCCGATGCCGAAGAGCGCGCCATCCGCCACCTGGACGACGAACAGGAGGCCTTGCCGTTTTGATGTGGCGCCACGTCATCATCATGCTGCTCGGCGTCCTGCTCGGGCTGCTGGTCGGCGCCGCGATGGATATCAGCGCCGAGCCGACTGAGGAGTTGGTCGCCCTGGCCGCGGAAGCCGGCGTCGATGTCGTGGCGCTCGAGGGCGCGGTGGTCACGGTCGGTGAAACTGACGCGCGCCGCTATCTCATCCGCACCGGCGAGCTCGTGCCGCCGCAGCCACCGCTGGCAAGCGTGTGGTCGCGACTCGCGCAGTGCGAATCGACGGGCAACTGGTCGGCCGTCAGCCGAGGCGGCACCTACCGAGGCGGGTTGCAGTTTGACCAGCAGACGTGGGCCGCGTACGGCGGCCGGGCTTATGCCTCGAGCGCCCACCTGGCCACGCCGGCGCAGCAGATCGCGATCGCCGAGAAGCTCCGAGCCGCGCGCGGCTTCCAGCCGTGGCCGGTTTGTTCACGGCGACTCGGTTTGCGATGAGCGCGTATTCGATCCTGAGCCTGATCGTGGTGATCGTGATCCTGCTGATCGTCCTGCGGGCGTTTGGGCTGGTCTAAATGTGGCCCGACGACTCTTTCCCAAAGCGGCCGCGGCGTGGGCCACCGATCGACGTGCTGCTGCTCGTCGCCATCATCGCGGTGCTGGGCGCCGCGGCGTGCGTGTTTCTCCAGGGAGGATAGATGACCGATATCGTGCGTTATCAACCGACGCCCATCGACACCGAGCGATTGGGCGACATCCTGGTCAAGAGCGGCTTCTTCAAAGACACGAAAGACCAGGCCCAGGCCATCGTGAAAATGCTCTACGGCGGCGAAATGGGCTTCGGCCCGATCGCCAGCATGATGGGTGTCTACGTGGTCGAAGGCAAGCCTTCCATGTCAGCGCAGCTTATCGCCTCAGCCGTGCAGAAAAGCGGCATCTTCTCGTATCGCGTTCGCGAATGGACCGACCAGCTCTGCCGTATCGAATTCTTCGAACGCGGCGAAAGCCTTGGGCCGCCTGCCGAGTTCACGATGAAGGATGCCGAGCGCGCCAAGTTGAACAAGAAGTTCAATTGGGAAAGTTTCCCCAAGTCAATGCTCTGGGCTCGAGCTATGAGCCAGGGCGCGCGCGCGTATTGTCCATCGGTCTTCAACGGCGCGATCTACAGCGTCGAGGAATTGCACGATGGCGTGTCTGACGCCGTGACCACGACGGATATCGAAACGGGCGAGATTACCGTGGTCGACTCACCTGACACGAACGAGGATGAGCGGGACTGGCTGCGGAACGCCGACGAAAAGATCTGGCAGAACTGGCTGAAAGTGTTGGCGAAGGCACAGAGCTTGGGGCTCAATCCGCAACAGGTCGTATTGCCGATCGATCGCCGCGATCTCAAGGCACATGGCGCTCAGGTACTGCTGAATATCCAGGCGCGCGAGAAGATGCTTGCGCAGCAGGATGCCGAACGTAATGCAGCCGTTGCCTGAGTTGGGGCGCGCCTATCTGGTGATGGTCGAGCCTGGATTCGACCGCTCGAGGCTGATCGGCATGCAGTGCAACATCATGGCGCTACCGGGTGTGATCGAGGTGGTGGACGTGGCGGCTATCTCGCGTGAGACGCTTGATTTGCTACTGCTGCCGGACGAGTACAAGATCCCGCTCAAGAATGGGCGCAAGCGGTGACCCAAGCGCAGGGTATCCACGGAAGTGGCGGCCGGACGTATGACGTACGCGAACTTACATTGGTCAGGGCGATGTTGCTCGGAACGACGCGCGATGCGCCGCTGACCGTCGAGGAGATCCACCTGGCGACGGGTGTACCTGGTCGGACGGTGCGGCAGATTGTGTCGGACATCGATGGCGTGGACTTCTTGTTGGGCGGCACGGATGGGTATTTCGTGTGCGAGTATCTCGAGGACGGGGCGGCCCTAACCCATTCGCTTCGATCACAAGTGGACACCATGCACGGTCGCCTCGAGCGGCGTCTTGGGTTTGGTCCGCAATTGCCGCGTCGTCAAGGAACGTTGTGGTGACCGACGCACGCTCATTCCTGCTGCGGCACATGTCGGAGGCGAACTTCGAACGGTGGGTCATGCGCGAGGCGGCACGTCACGGCATTTGCGGGTTCCACGTCCGACTGTCAGAAGCCAGCGTCGCAGGTGTCCACACCCAGCGCATGCATGGCCACAGCGACGCGCACGGCTGGCCGGACTGGTGCTTCGTCGGCCCCGGTGGCATCCTGTTCCGCGAGCTCAAGGGGCAGGAGACACGCGTCACCCCACACCAGAAACGTTGGCACGAGCTGCTCGAGTGCGCCGGTGCCAACGTCGGTGTCTGGCGCCCGATCGATGAGCACACGATTCGTGAAACCTTTCGCCGACTCAGCCAGAGCACCGACGAGCGGCACTCACTGGCGAATCAACAAACGGTCGAACGCCTGCGCTCTGCATTGATCCGGAGTCAATAGCCCGATGCCTCGAGCGCGGACGATCAAGCCTGGCTTTTTCACGAATGACGCCCTGGCGGGTTTGCCAATGGCGACACGCCTGCTCTTCGCTGGACTGTGGACGATTGCCGATCGCGACGGCAGGCTGCTGGATCGTCCGCGGAAGATCAAGGCCGACGTCATGCCATACGACGACATGGACCCCGACCAGGCGTTGCAGCAGCTCGCCGATGCAGGCTTCGTGGTGCGCTATGTCGCAGACGAGCAGCGCGTGATCCAGGTGATCCACTGGGATAAGCACCAGAACCCACATCCGCGAGAAGCGGCGAGCGAACTACCACCCAGGTCCGGCTCAGGCCGGACCAAGGACATGCCTAGCAATGCCGGTACTTTAACTATTCCTTCAGGATCTTCAGGACCTTCCGGTATTGGGGTGACTCCGTCCCCGGCGCGCGTGCGCGCGCGTGCGCCCGCGGGCGCGAGGGATTCTGGTCAACCATCCAATTGTGCGAATGCCTGCGGCGCCTGCGGCGCTCAGCTCAAGGCGGCCGAGCGTCGCCGAAAACTCCCGCTCTGTGGCGAATGTCATGGCGCAGCGCTCTTCGCCGCACAACGCGCTCAGCGACGTGTCGACCTGCTCAACGCTCAGGATCTCATCGATCTGGCCATTGCTGCACGCCAGAACGGCACACCATGAAGCAACCCATCCCACGCCCGTGCAAAACTGCCGATTGCCCAAGCGATGCCGAGCCGCGCGACGACTTCTGCATCCAGTGCCAGCTCACCGGCAAGGCGCCGCCGTTGCGACCGGACCGGGCGGCTATTATCCCCGTGAAACACGGCGTGAAACATGGGCCAGCCGTACGATGACCAGAAGCGTGCCGCGGTCCTCGCCGCGCTCCTGGCCGGCCAATCGGTCTCCTCAGTCGCTCGCGATTACAACGTCTCTCGAGCAGCCGTCATCAACTGGCGCGACAAGTCCGGCATCCGACCGGCACCTGTCACACAACAAAAAGCCGACGAGATCGGGCTGCTCGTAGGCGATGTCCTCAACAACCTCCTCACCACGGTTTCGGTTCTCGCGGAACGAGCCCGCGACGAGGACTGGTTCAACCGACAGGACGCCGCAGATGTCGCTGTCCTTAGCGGCGTCTACATGGACAAGGCGGTTCGTATTCTCGAAGCCCTCGAGTCTGCCGGCGGACACGTCGTCGACGTGGAAGCCCCTGCCCTACCAGACCCCGCCCGATGAAGATGCCGACTGGCTGTACTGGCTGCTCATCGCCGGCCGCGGCACCGGCAAGACCGACGCCGGCGCGCACTTCGTCGACGGCTATGCTCGAGCGCATCCGGGCGTCCGTATCGCCGTGATCGCGCCCACGACCGGCGATGCCCGCTCGGTGTGTGTGGAGGGTGAAACCGGCTTACTGGCGGCCAATCGCAGCGTGCGCTTCAACCGATCGTGGGGCGAGCTGGTGTGGCCCAACGGTTCCAAAGCGCAGTTGTTTGGCGCTTATAACCCCGACGACGCCGAGCGATTACGCGGCCCGCAGCACCACCTGGTCTGGTGCGACGAATTTGCGGCATGGCGCCAGGCCAAGGCCTGCTGGGACATGATGCGGCTCGGTCTCAGACTCGGCACACGCCCTCGAGTGGTCATCACCACCACACCCAAGCCCAGGCCGAAACTCATCGAGCTGATGAACGATCCGCGGTCGATCGTCACCACCGCGCACACCGACGACAACCCACACTTGCACCCTGATGTCCGGGCCGAGCTGTACACGCAGTACGGGGGGACCCGGCTCGGACGTCAGGAGCTGGCAGCGGAGATTCTGACCGATGTCCCAGGGGCGTTGTGGACCCGCGATAAGCTCGAGGAAAACCGTGTCCGAGACCATCCTGGCCTGCTGCGCCTGGTCGTTGCTGTCGATCCCTCCGGCGGATCGACTGAGGGTCATGCTGAGGTTGGAATCGTGTGCGCTGGCAAGGGCACTGACGGCCATGCCTACGTACTGCGCGATGCATCAGAACGCCTCGCGCCCGAGCGCTGGGCCCGTCGAGCCGTCCAGCTGTACCACGACCTGAAAGCGGATAGGATCGTCGCTGAAAAGAACTTCGGCGGCGACATGGTCGACTACACCATTCGCACCATCGATCCCGAGGTGCCGGTGCGCCTGGTCTCGGCCAGCCGCGGCAAGCAATTACGGGCCGAGCCGGTGTCGGCGCTTGACGAGCAGGGCAGAATCCACCATGTGGGCACGTTCCCCACGCTCGAGGATCAACTCTGCTCCTGGGTGCCCGACAGTGGCGACCCCTCACCAGACCGACTCGACGCTCGCGTCTGGGCCATCACCGAGCTCATGCTGGGCGGCGCGGAGGTCCGATTTATCTGATGACGAACCCCTTCCTGGCCGCGCTCCGCGGCGACCATCTGCCTCGACGTCGCCGTGGACCGGCCGCCCCACCAGCAGCCACCGAGCGCAAGATGTATCTGTACCCGGATTACATCAACCCCACGATCGCCACCTCGCCCGATGTGTACTCGGCGATCCGGCTCGGCACGCTCGTCCACGGTCCGGGCGCGACCGAGATGTATCAGCGCGCCTGGCACTATGACGACTCCAATTCGGCCGTCTTCGCCTGTCTATCGGCCATCTCGACGGCGTACTCTGAAGCGCCGCCGAAGGTGTACCTCGAGACGCAACCCGGCGAACGCGAAGAGCAGCCTGCCCATCCCCTGAAACAACTGCTCGACTTCCCCAACCCGCACGTCTCCCGCGAGCATCTGTGGGCGTATATCCAGCATTGCAAACACGTCTCGGGTAACGCCTATTTGCGAAAAATTCGATCCAGTCCACGCGGTGGCAACGTGCTCGAGCTGTGGCCGGTCTCGCCGACCCGTATCCAGCCCGTGACCACGAAGGAGGACGCCGCGAAGGGCGTCTTTATCTCGTATTACGCCTACACGTTCGACCCGATGCAGCCGCCCGAACAGGTGCCGATCGAGGACATCGTCCACTTTCGCCTGGGGCTCGACGACAAAGATAATCGGATCGGCGCCTCGCCGCTCGCGCGCCTCGTGCGGGAGGTTGCGGGCGACGAGGAAGCCCACAAGTGGCAAGAGTCGATGCTGGCCAACGGCGGCACGGTCGGCATGCTGATTCAGGTGCCCGAAGATTCGAGCATCACCGTCGACCAGGCCGAGGATATGAAGATGCGCTTCGAAGACCGCTTCGGCGCCGCGAATCGGGGACGGACAGGCGTGCTCATGGGCGGTGCGTCGGCCACACCGTACGGATTTTCACCCGAGCAGATGGACATGAAAGCCCTGCACCGCATCCCCGAAGAGCGCATCGCCGCGGTCATGCGGGTGCCGGCCATCATCGCCGGTCTCGGCGCCGGCCTGGACCGCAGCACCTACGCCAACTTCCGCGAAGCTCGAGAGATGTTCGCCGAGATGACGCTCATGCCGCTCTATAGCTTCGATGCGGCCACGCTGAACATGCAGCTCACGCCCGAGTTCTCTTCGGACCGCCGACTCAAGATAGCGTTCGACGTGACCGATCTGCGCGCCTTCCAGGAGGACGAGACCGACAAGTACAAGCGACTCGACCTGGCCGTAAAGACGGGCTGGATTCGGCCCAACGAGGCGCGCGCGGACGTGGGGCTCGAGCCCGATATGGACGACGAAGCCTTCGCCAGCGCACGGACGGCCGTCACCCAACTCCAGCCCGGCGAGGATGCAGACGAGCAGGAAGCGCTACCCGAACCTCGCCGCAAGGCGCGCCGTCAGCCGCCCAGCCGGCAACAGCTCGAGCAGATGCCCGAGATCCTGCAAGCGCTGGTCGACTTGGCCGAGCCAGCCACCACCAAGCAGCTCGACGGCTATCTGGATGGCCAGCGCAAACGCGTCAAACGAGCGCTCGTCGGGTAACGCGTGCCTGACATCGACGATGTCTACGACGGCGATGCGGAACGAGAACGCCTCGGCGCCATCCTCGAGCAGCGCTACCTGCAGATGTTGAACGCCGTACATGCCGCGCTCGTCGCCCAATTCGGCCTCGATCCAGACCGATTCCGACTCACGGATTCGGCCGTGAATCAGATCCTGGTCGAGGCCGCCCATCAGGTCGTCCGCATCGACGAGACCACCCGTCAAGCGATCGCCGAGCAGCTCAGGGTCGGCCAGGCATTAGGTCTCTCAACCTGGGAGATCGCCCACGGAAATCCTGAGATCGGCTACCGCGGCATCGAGGGCCTGTACTCCGAGACATGGAAGGGCCGCGCCGACACCATCGCGCGCACCGAATTGCAGCACGCCCAGAATGAGGCCAGTCTGAACCGCTATGCCGCCACGGGCATGGTGGACATGGTCGAGATCGTGGACGGCGACTATGACGCGCCGTGTCAGGAGCGCAACGGCAGGATCGTGCCGATCTCAGAGCGACCGCAGCTCCTGCATCCGAACTGCACGCTGGCCCTGATCCCCGTGTTGCGGGAGGGAATCGTCTGATGCCAGGCAAGAAGTACGCATCGATCAAGCGACCGCGAATTTACGAAGCGTTGAGAAAACGCGGCATGTCGAAAACCCGAGCAGCAAAAATCAGCAATGCGAGGCGCCGACGATGAACCAGGAAGCATGGGATTCGCTCAATGCCAAGGTCGCCCAGCGTGACGAGCTGCAAACCCAGGCCGATCAACTCGCCGAACAGCTTGCGCACATACGGCGCGAGATCGAGGAGCTCGCCGGCGGCTTGCAAGACGAGCTTGCTCAGTATCGAACCACCGAGTGAACGGGCCGCGCGTCCTGGCGCTCACCGGCGAGGAGAGCGGCTGCGTGCTGTGGCGGGTGTGGCAGCCGTATACCGAGCTCCAACGCCAGGGCTATGGCGCGTGGTTCCGTGACAAGGACGATCCCGAGATGGATACGCCCGAGTGGCCGTACCTGGCGGCGACACGGCTCGAGGCGATCGTGCTCCCGCGCTTTTCGTGGGACGCACGCGACCAGGCCATTGCCCGGCGCTGGGTGCGCAGCATGCACAATGCCGGCCTGGCCGTCATCTACGAGGTGGACGACGACGTCTTCACGCCGCAGATCGGAGCACGCCAGCATGCCACCACGGAACAAGAAAAGTCGCTCGAGCAACTCGAGCAGGACCGGCGCGACCGCATCGCCGCCATCCGTCTCTGCGACGGGCTCACCGTCAGCACCCACGAGCTGGCCGCCGTCGTTCGGCAGTACGTCGACCCCGACATCCCCGTCATGGTGGTCCCGAATGCAATCGATGTGGCGTGGTTTCGTCGCGCGGTTCGAGCTGGGCGACGAGATGAGAAAACCCCACGGCTGACGGTAGGCTGGGCGGGTGGCTCGCGTTTTCCCGAAGATCTACAACCCGTTGCCGAGGCGTGGGGCAACCTCGCCCAGCGCTATCCGCACGTTGGCTTTGTCGTCCAGGGACACCTGGCCGACGTACTGGTGGGTGCGGTCCCACCAGAGCGTGTGCTCCGAGTGCCGTGGCTCTCTGTGGCTGAGTATCCCAGAGCGCTCCGCAACATCGATATCGGCTGCGCCAGCGTCGCCGACAAACACTTCAACCGCTGCAAGACCCCGATCAAGCTCTGGGAATACACATTAGGCGGCGCCGCCGCCGTGGTCTCACCAACCCTGTACGGCGCCGTGTCCAGTGACGGCGAGGATGCGTTGATCGCCGAGACCGCGTGCGAATGGGAAGCCGCGCTCGCGCGCCTGATCGAATCCCGCGAGCTGCGCCGCAGGTTGTATCGAGCCCAGCGTCGGCGCATTGCACGCGAGCACAGTCTCGAGCGCAACGTACTCGCGTGGCCGCGCGCCTGGGCGCAGATCATCGACGAGTTCAAGGCGAGGCGATCGCTCGCGGCATGAAAGACTATCGCTGCCCGAATTGCGGGAAGGTGCTCTTCAAGGCCGAGGGCAACGGTCTCGTCCAGATCCTCTGCCGGCCATGCGGCAACAAGATCCGTAGCGTGACCGTTGAACAGAAAGCCGCAACCGTGCAAACTACACGCGTCGGTATCCGTCGAGGGCCCTCGAGCCCCTATCGCCCCTGAGCTTGGCCATCGAGCTGCCCGTGGGCACGGGGCTTCGCCGTGCCACTCGCGCTCAGTTACAAGTCAGTCGGGTTTGACCTCCAGGAACTGAAGGCGCGCGACGACGGCTGGTCGTTCAGCGGCTACGCCTCGACGTTCCTCAATATCGACGAGGGCGGCGATGTCGTCATGCCTGGCGCCTTCAAGGCCAGCCTGGGACGCCGGCGCCCCAAATTGTTGTGGCAGCACGACATCGCCGAGCCGCTCGGTCGCGTGCTGGGCCTGCGCGAGGACGACCGCGGCCTCTTCGGCGAGTTCAAGATCTCCAAGACCGCGCGTGGTCATGACGCCTACCAGCTCCTGAAGGACGGCGCCATCGATAGCATGTCGATCGGCTATATCCCCGAGGACCAGGAGTTTTCTGACAGCGGTATCCGCCAGTTGAAGGCCGTCGACCTCCTCGAGATTTCGGTCGTGTCGATCCCGATGAACGAGGAGGCGCTGATCACCCTGGTGAAAGCGCGATCTGTCACACCCGCCGAGCCCGAGCTCGTGGCGAGTGTGGCCGTGGATATGCCCGAGCCGACCGAGCGTCGTGGCCCGAGCATCATCGAATTGAAGATGGCCCTCGCCCGTAAAAAGCTGGTGCGCCTGGGCCTGTTGGAGTTCGCATGAGCGCACCCGCAAAGACGAACGACTCGGCCTACAAGCTCGAGCCGCTCTTCAAGCCCGAGCAGATCACCAGCATGGTCCTGGCCGAGGTCAAGGCCAACATCAAAGACCAGTACGACCGCTCAGCCGACATCGAGCGCCGCTACGAGGGCATCATCAGCGATCCCGAGGACGAGCACCAGGTCAAACGGCACCTGATGACCGTCGACATGCTGATGGATCACGAAAAGAAGCTCGAGGACGCGCTGCAACGCAAGCACCGCGTCAATGCCGGTCTCGAGGAATACTCGCGCCCGAGCAACGGCCACCGTCAGCCGTCGGGCGATCCGCTGCAGGGTCAGCAGCTCAGCCCTGGCGATCAGTTCGTGCGCTCGAATGAGTACACCAAAATGCGCGCGGCGGGCAGCTTCAATTCCGAGCTGCACCGCAACGAGTTCAGCGTCATCATGTCGGCCAACACCAGCCTGGTGTCGTGGCAGAAGGCGCTGCAGCACAAGGCGTTGATCTATTCGGGTACGGGCGTCGCCGGCTCGCTGGTGCAGAACGACGTGCAGCAGGGCGTGCTCAGCATCCTGCAGCGCGAGATCAACGTGCTCGACCTGGTGCCACGGCTCAGTACCGACTCGGACACGATCGAGTACGTGCGCGAGGAAGTCTTCGATAACCAGGCCGCGCCGGTGGCCGAGGCGACCGCAACCACGGGCACGACGGGTACAAAGCCCGAGTCAACGCTCACGTTCAGTACCCAGACGAGCCCCGTGCGCACAATCGCGCACTGGGTGCCCGTGACAAACAAGACGCTCAGCGATGCGCCGCAGATCCGCGGCATCATCAACACCCGCCTGCTGCTCGGCCTCACGCTCACGCTGGAAACGCAGATCATCAGTGGCAACGGCGTCGGCGAGAACCTGACGGGCATCCTGAACTCGGGCATTCAGACCCGCGCGCTCGGTGCTGACACCGTGCTCGACGCCATCTTCCGAGCTCGCACCATGGTGCGCGTGAACGGCAAGGCGCGCCCGACAGCGATCGTCATGCACCCGAACGACTGGGAAGCCGTCAGACTGGCGCGTGAAAACGCCGCATCGGCCACCTACGGCGGGTATCTGATGGGACCGCCGAGTATGGTCGGCGCCAATACGTTGTGGGGCTTGCCGGTCGTCGAGTCGGAAGCCATGACCGAGAACACCACCCTGGTCGGCGACTTTTCGATGGGCTGCTCGCTCTTCGATCGCGAGCAGGCGGTGATCCGGGTCGGGTTCATCAACGACCAGTTCATCCGCAACATGCAGACCATTCTGGCCGAGCTGCGGGCGGCATTCGTGGTATGGCGTCCCACGGCGTTCGCGCGCGTGACAGGAGTCTAAGCATGACCTTCGGCACACCTCCGCAACCCGATCCACCGCAGCCACCACCGGGGCCGCCGCCCGAGCCCGACGACGAGGGCGACGACGCACCGGACGGGCCGAAGCCATAATGTCTGGCCGAGTGACGGACGCGTACCGCGTCGGTCGAGGTGGTGTGCGTATCACCTGGGCCGATGGCGCCGTGACAAGCCACTCGGCCGGCACGGTGGTCCGCTTCCCTACACGGCGGCCACTGAAGATCGAGGGTCGGCTCTACCGCGTAGGCCGGCGGGGCACGTTGGCGTATGAGGCGCCGGCCCTCGAGCCGAACCACTGATGGCCACCACAGCGGACGTAACCGAAGGGACGTTCGGCGGCACCGCGCTGGTTGAGGTGCCGACCAGCGGCGGGGCGTACAGCGGCCTGTTCTACGCCTCGCTCGAGGAATTCAAGACGTGGATCGAGCTGCCCGCCGAAGACACGGGTCTGACCGATGACCACCTGACGGCCGTGCTCGCGGCGGCGACCCGCTGGATCGACCAGCAATGCGGCCGTCACTTCCTGTTCGAGAACGAAGTCACCAAGCTCTACTACGCGAGCGATCCCAACTATCTCGACGTCGTCGATCTGATTGCGATCAGCAGCATCAAGCTCGATACCAGCGGCGATCGCACCTATGCCACCACGCTCGAGGCGTCCGAGTACGAGTTGTGGCCGGCGATGGACGAGACGGGCCGTCCGAGCACGCGCTATCAGCAGATCAGGATCTGGCCGAACAGCTCGCATGCCTTCACGCCGGGCGAGCTGGTGCAGATCATCGGCGACTTCGGCTATAGCGTCGATGGCCTCCCACCACCCGACATCCATATTGCCTGTCTGATTCTGGCCAGCCGCTGGTGGAAGCGGCACGAGACGCCGACCGGCATGGCCATCGTCCCAGATATGGGCAGCTTCGATCGCGTCTCAAACGAAGATCCCGATATCAAGGCGCTGCTGGAGTCATATAACCGCTCGAGCGCCTCGTCCTGGGTGCTGGTGTAGATGGCCGTCAACGTCGAGCTGCAGGGCTTTCCTGAGTTCGGCCGGCGCCTCAGCCAGTACGACGAGCGGCAACGGCAGGAGATCCGCCAGACCATGACGGCGGGCCTCATCCTGCTCGAGGCCGACCAGCGCAGGAATGTGGCGCAGGATACGCGCCGCTTGATGAGCTCGATCACCCACGAGCTCGACGCCAGGAGTCTGACCACGATCACGGGCCGCGTCGGGCCGACCGTGCGGTATGGATTGTGGGTGGAGCGTGGGCGCCGGCCTGGCAAGGCGCCGCCGATCGAGGCGATTGCCGGCTGGGCACGACGGCACGGCGTGAACCCCTTCGTGGTGGCGCGCGCCATCGCTCGCCGTGGTACCCGCGCGCAGCCGTTCGTCGAGCCCTCGCTGCAGCGGAATCTGCCGGCACTGCGGCGGATGTTCGCGCGGATCGGCTTTCGGCTCGTCACCTTCCTGGGTCGTCCCCTGTGACGAGGCTGGGCGATCTGCGGAAGGGGCTCAAGGATCGGCTGGCCACCATCAGCGGCTTGCAGCCGTACGCCACCATGCCGGCCAATCCGCAGACACCGTCCGCCGCGGTCATTCCGCGCTCGGTGACCGTGCCGCTGTCGTGGGACCAGGACGCGACCTATCGGTTCGCCATCTGGGTGTACGTCAATTCGCAGGACTTCACTCGCGCCCAGTCGTCGATCGACGAGTACCTGTCGGTGGATGGGCCGAAGAGCATCGAAGCGGCAATCGAGGCCGATCCGTCACTCGGTGGCATTGCCCAGAGCGCGCATGTGACCGGGTGGTCCGACTATGCCCAGATCGTCGAGATCGGTGATGCCAAGGTGCTCGGCTGCCGCATCGACGTGGAATGCATGGCGTGAGTCCCTGGCTCAGTGTGGTCATCCCAACAGTCGGGCGCGAGACGCTCGAGCGTACGCTCGCGTCGATCTACGCCCAGCGCGAATCGCGCGGCGTCGAGGTCCTGGTCGTCGGCGATACCTTCGGGGGCATGACGCCCGAACTCGAGCGGGCGCGGACCCGCGTCGTCTTCGGGAATTGTCGATGGCTCGAGCACGACGCCGGCCTGCACTGTGTCGGCCAGCCGCAGCGGACGTTCGGCGCGCGCATGGCGAAGGCGCCGTACGTGTGGTTTTCGCAGGACGACAACATCGCAACGCAAGGGTCGCTTGCCGCCATCAAACAGTGCATCGGCGCGCTGGATAAGCCGCGGCCGCTGTTCTTCCGATTCCTCGCCTACTGGGGCGACACGATCTGGCGCGTGCCGCTGCTTGCGCTCGGCAACATCGACGCCGACTGTCTGGTGTTCCCGCGCTGGATCGCCAGGACCGTCGAGTGGGGTATGCGCTACGAAGGCGACTACGACGCCGCGGTCAAGGCCAACGAGTTGGCAAAGGGTGATGTCGCCTGGTGCGACGAAGTGATCAGCATCTCTCGGCCGCGACCGGGCCATCTGTGGTGGGTTACTGGTGGCTGACTTCCTGATCCTGGCCGCCAGCGGCGAGGACCATGCCGGCCTGCACGCCTGGCGCGAGCGCACGGCCGGCCTGCACGATTTCGTGCCCGACTACCACCGCCTGCAGCTCGAGCACTGGATCTTTGCCAACCGCGCACGCCTGCAGGGCAAGGTGATGGACATCGGGGTGCAGAACCCGCGGCGTTGGCTCGGCAATGGCTATTTCACGCTCGGCCATACGGCGGATACCCACAGCGATCGAGTCGGCGACGTGACCGCGCTTCCGTTCGACGACGAAGAGCTGGACGCGATCGTGTGTACCGAGGTGCTCGAGCACTGCGCCGACCCGTTCATCGCCGTCGACGAGATGCGCCGCGTGCTCAAGACGGGTGGGCTGCTGCTGGTGACCAGTCCGTTTCTCTGGCCCTGGCATGGGACGGTCAACTATCCCGATTACTGGCGCTTCACCGACCAGGGCTGGCGTCACCTGTTGCGCCATTTCAGCACGGTGACGGTCGAGCCGACGCAGTGGACCGCCGAGGCCGAGCACTTGCTAGACCTCGTGCGCCGCTTCGAGGGCTGGGGATTTGTGCATGACGTCCACGGCCATACGGGCTATCTCTGCGAGGCTATCAAGTAAAGGAGGAAGCCATATGCCATCCGCACCCACGCCGAAAGGCGAATTGAATACTGGCTCGGGGGCCAAACCGAAGCCGGCACCGGGGTCGGGTCAGGCGCCGACCGACCCGTCCGTCAGAGTGTCGGGTCCGCAGCTCACCGACCCGAGCTCGAGGGTCTCAGGCCGATAGTGCGCATCTTGCTGGTCGGCGCGGGTGCGAGCTTCAGCATCAAGGATGTTGAAAACGGCTATTACCGCGCCCTCCAGCAGGCAGGCGTCGAGACCAAGCTCTACCTGCTCGATCGGCGGATTGGTATCGCTCAGCGCTGGCTACGCATGCTCTGGCGCGAGCGTGGCCGACGACCTGAAGACGCGCCATCGTTTCCTGACGTGATCTATCGCGCCAGCATCGAGGCGCTCGAAATGGCGCTCCGCTTCCAGGTCGACTGGGTGCTGGTGATCTCTGGCATGTTTTTCCATCCCGACGTGCTCGTCATGCTCAGGCGGGCAGGGATCAAGACCGCCGTGCTCTTCACCGAGTCGCCGTATGACGACGACGCCCAGGTGCGTATGGCCGAGCTGGTCGATTGGTGCTGGACGACCGAGCGCTCGTCGGTCCGTCGCTTCTCGAACGCTGGCTATCTTCGTCATGCGTACGATCCGGAGTCGCATCGACCACTGGCCGAGGTGCCGCTGGACACGCCGGCGCATGACGTGGTCTTCGTCGGCACGGGATTCGCCGAGCGGATCGAATTGCTCGAGGCGGTGAACTGGAAGGGCATCGACCTGGGCCTGTACGGATCGTGGTCACTGCTGGCGCCTCGGCACGGACTGCGAAAGTACGTCCGCGGGCGCGAGGTGCCGAACCAGGACGCGATCGGTCTGTATCGCCGCGCGAAGATCGGGCTCAACCTGCACCGCCAATCGATGGGCTGGGGCCACAACGCGCCGCGGATCGAGCATGCCGAGAGTCTGAACCCGCGGGCCTACGAGCTGGCGGCGTGTGGCGTGTTTCAAATCAGCGATCGCCGCGCCGAGGTCATGGAAACCTTCGGCTATGCGGTGCCGACGTTTCCGGATGCGGTCGGGCTCGAGCTGCTCGTCCGCGATTACCTGTCGCACGACTCGGAACGACTGGCGTGCGCGCTTTCGGCGCACCGCCGCATCTTGCCGCACACGTTCGCCGCGCGGGCGAGCACCATCCTGGCCGACCTCGAGGCATTTCCCCAGACCTCAGAGCGGCAACCCATCGCGAAGGGAGCTTAGGGGTAATGGCTGTCAAGTACGCAGGGCGAAATTCCGTCGTCTATATGTCGATCAACGGCACAACGGCCGCGATTAGCGTGGGCGGTATGCGCGCCTTCACGATGGACGGCACCCAGGAGACGATCGACACCACCGAGTTTCAGGCATCCAACCGAACGTCGGTGCTCGGCTTCCCGGCCTATAGCGGCACGCTCGAGGGCTTCTGGGCGTCGGACGACACGACGCTGCGCCAGGCATCGGCATCGCAGGATGGCACCAACCTGTACCTGTATCCCGCGCGCGAGGCGCCCAGCAAGTACATCGGTGGCCCGGCCTGGGTGGACATGTCCATTCGGAGCGCCGTCGATCAGGCAGTTGGCACCACGGCGAACTTCACCGCGAAGGGCACATGGGTCAACCAGCTCTGATCGCTCAGCCGGTCAAGACGGCGCGGATCGAGTTCGACGACATCGGCTATCCGGGCTGGTACGCCGTCGTCAGGACCGACCCGCGCAGCTCGGTCTACGACGCGCTGGTCGGCTTCGAAGACGGGGTCTGGTGGTCGGCGTTCGGTCAGGTGGTGCTCGAGTGGAACCTGACCGACGAAGACGGCCAGCCGCACCCATTGCCGAAAGATCTCAAGAGTGAGCACGAGCTCGATCTCAGGGTAGGCGTGGTGACGTTCCTGTTCGTGCGCTACATCGAAGCGGTCAGGTCGGCAGCGGCAATCCCAAAAGTGTCCGAGTTCGGCTCAGACGGTTTCTCGCCGACCAACGGCGTAGCCACGGCGAGCGCGAAGGCATAGGCGCGCCGCGTGAGTACGTGCCGATCATCCTGGCCGAGCGGTTCGGCGGCGGGCCGTTCCTGTACGAGGATGTTCCCATTGACCGCCGCGAGAGGTTGTTACAACTCCTCGCCGTCGAGGGTCAGGTGGCGGAGCTGCACGCGGGTCTCGGGCCGGGCGACTCTATGGTGCTGCCTGAGGGCTGGGAGCATGACGAGGATTGACATCGTCACTCATCACAGACCAGACCAGCGCACCAACCCAACCGAGCAGTGTCCAGCCGAGGAACAGGTTGAGCACGAGGATCGCGGGCGCGTTTCGCTTCCCACGAGTGAAGCCAATCACGGCTGGAAGAAAGTACAGGACAGCGAGCAGCGCCAGACCCACCAGTGCGATGAGCATCGCGGGGATCTCGAGCAATGCCTGGGGCAGTGATCGGAAGGTCAGAAGGCGATCGAGATTCTGGCCGAACTTCGCCAGGGCAATCTCTGGTGGAGCGGACAGAACGTCTACGGGAATGGCTGCGATGAGCGCGACGAGAACGATGATGGCTAGGACAAACGGCGAGATGAGAATGAGTCGGTTCATGGCTCCCTCCCTACAGGGCGCGGGGATGTTAGTCGCTCTCGGTTGCGCGGAGGTAAAGCGCGGGTAATGGCGGAGCGACAGGAACTCCAGGTTGTTCTGCGGACGATTGCCCAGGGCCAAGGCGCAGAACAGACAGCCGCCGGGTTGCGCCGAGTCACGGCGACTGCCGCCCAAACCACAACACAGACCCAGCGCAGTGTCGCCGGGATGGCGGCTCTTGCGGGGGCGGCCGGCGTGGCGGCCACTGCTGGCGCCGCACTGACGAGTGTGTTCGCCGCAGGTATCGAGGCTCAGCGTCAGAATGAACGAGTCACTCGAGCGACGGCCGCTGCTTATGGCCAGAATGCCCAGCAATTTACGCGGTTCGCAGAAGCGCTTTCGAAACAGACGGGGTTCACGAGTCAGGCCATCCTCGAGGCCGCCCTGAGCGCAAGGACACTGAGCGCAAACTACGGCCTCACGACGCAGCAGACACAGACGTTGATTCGCGCATCGGCTGATCTCGCCCGTGTCCGCGGTATTGGCGTAGCCGAGAGTTTCGAACGGGTGCAGTCGGCGATCCGCGGTGAGGCCGAAGCCAGTGAGTATCTGGGACTGACCCTCAACGACACGTTCATCAAAAACAATGCGCTCAACGGCTCGGTCAAAACGACATTTGAGCGCATGACCGACGCCGAAAAGGCACAGATTCGCTACAACGAGCTGCTGCGCCAGACGGCGACCTTCTCGGGCCTGGCGGCGAGTGGGACTGACAGTCTGGATGGCGCGATGACCAGGGCTGAAACGTCCGTCAACAAGCTCCAGCTTGCGATCGGCAAACTTATCGCGCCGGCCACCATAGTAGGGCTGCAAAAGATCGCGGATTTGACAGACCTGATCGCACGCGGCGGCGTGCTCGGTGCAGCCGTGGAGGATCTCAAGGGTGCGGTCGGGGGTGGTGCCAGTGGTGGCGGCCGGGGAGGATTCGAGGCCGGCACCGTCCCTAAGAATGTCGTCGAAGGACTGCTCGGTGGCGGCATCGCGATCTATCAAACTGAAGCAGCCCTCCTGAAGGCTCGCCAGGAGCGAGCCGCAACCCAGCGCATCCGTGAGATGAACGAGAACCTACCGCCAGTCGCGACAACGCAAACCCAGGCCCAAGTCGCGCTGATTCTCAAAGAGCAGGCGTACTTTGATCAACGCGATGCTGCCGTTAGAGATCTATTAGCGGCGCAACGTGAGGAGGTCGCGCTCAAAGAGCAGCTCACCCGCATGGAACGCGACCACGGGGACATGGTCGCCCGCCGAGCACAGGTCGAGCTGGCGAGTATCGCTGCCCAACAGCGCGCCTTGCCAGCCCAGCAAGCGCTCGCCGATACCGAGCGCGCCGTCGAACGCGCTCGTCTGGTGCTCGCCATTCGGGGCACGTCCGTGGAGGAACGACAGGCTGCGCGTGGGACGATCCGCGGCCTTACGAGGAACGTCCTGCCTGGCCAACGGCTGGCCGCCTTTGACGTTGAAACGGGCGTCATCGCGGCCCAACGCCAGGAGCAGGCATTCGACCTATCCGCTCGAGTAACGCAGATCGCCGTCGACCAGGCGATGGGTCGTCAGGAGGCGCTCATCGCCGCGGCCGCCGCTCGAGTCGATGCCCAGCAACAGGTGTTTGGCCAGATCATGCAACAGGCAATCGCTGACGGGTTTCTCAAGCGGCCGCCGCAGCAGATCACTATCCAGGTGCTGACGCCTGAAGGTCAGGTCAGCTACGAGGAGATCATCGAGGCGGCCGATCAGGCTGGGATGCCGCCCGTCGTGCGCGTCTCAGGTGTACGCCGCTAGTGGCTACGTTCTCTATCAACGGCACTTCGACCACCTTCCTGGCCGTGATCCGCGGCTCATCGCAGGATGCCGCCGAGCCCGAGCGCATTACGGTCACCGCCCACTTCAATAGCCTGGCCGAGTGGAACGATGCCGTGGCGTTGATGACCTTGCGCTGGCATATTCATCAGCCACTCGGCGGAACAGGCGTCGTCATCGACATCGCCCGCGGAGCTGGCGTAGGCACGCTGATTATCGAGAGCCTCGGAACGACATCGGCAATCCTGGTCGAGCTGCGCTCCACGACCTACTTGCCTGGTGGTGCCAGGCGGCAGGCGACGGCAACGTTCATTCGGACGGCGGTATGGGCGTAACGATTTACACATGACCAGGCTTCTGACGTGCGGCTGGGAGACCGGCAACATCAATGAAGCAGGCACGTCGGTGATTGGCGGAAACGCAACGCTGACCGTTGTCTCGAGCACGCCCACCCCATACGCGGGCAGCTATTGCATGAAACCGGCCGCCACCGGGGCTGGCACCTGGGGTGCGACGTACAAGACATTTACGCTCGCGACCGCGGTGACCGAGATCTGGGTCAGGTTCGCATTTTTTGCGCACATCACCCCGGCCAGTGAAGAGGTCACCATCGCCCAGATGCAGGACAACGCTGGTGCGGTCCAGGTCGTCCTGAGTTATCACACCGGCACCGGGTTAGTGGCGCTCCGCCGTGGCTTCTGGGTTGCCCTATTGGGAACCGCGAGCGCGAGCTTCGCCGAAGATACGTGGCACGTTATCGAGTGGCGTGAACAGATTCTGACGGCGTCGACTGGCACAGGCGAGGTCTGGCTCGACGGTACGCGCGTCATCAACTATTCGGGCGACGTTGCTCAAACATCGACGCTCAACATACGCCACGTGCAACTCGGCGATCTCAGCTCGGGTATTAGCAGCCCAACCGGCAGTTACCTCGGTTATGACGAGATCGCCATCAACGACACGGCCGGCACGACCGATAACGGCCGGCCTGGCGTCGTCGATCTCCCCTCTGCACCGACCAGCCTGGTTGCAACAGCGGTCTCAGCCTCGCAGATCGATCTGACCTGGACGGCCGCGACGGGGAGCGGGATCACCGGCTATCGCGTCGAGCGGTGCGAGGGTGCAGGGTGCAGCTCATTCAGTGAAATTGGCACGCCCAGCACGACGACGTTCAGTGATACGGGCCTCCTGGCGGGTACGTCGTATTCGTATCGCGTCCGGGCCACCAACGCGGCCGGTTCAGGCAGTTACTCATCCACCGCGACGGCCACGACTGAGAGCGCGCCACCGCCTGCTGGGATTGTGGTGCGCAGTGTCTCGTCCACGATCACGTTCGCCGGTATGGAGCTCGCCGATGTGCTGAGCGCCCGCGGTCAGGTCGCGGCTGATAGCGGGTGGCCGACGTGCAGCGTGTTTGTGACGGCGAAGCCTGAGACGGGGAACGAGGAGGATGACCTCGAGGTCGTCGCTGGTGCTGGGACGAACGTCACGCGCTTCGTGGGGAAGGTGCGCCGTTTCAAACCATCGGCATTTCCGAAAGGCATCGAGATGGTGGCGATGGGGACGTTGGCCTATGCCAACGAGTGGGCGCCTGACACCGATCTGGTCTTCGACGAAGAGTTTCCCACTGGCGCCACCGATCAGGCCCTGGTGGCGTGGGCGCTCGGCTTCGTGCCAGGCATCTCGTATGTCGGCGCCAATATCGAGGGCACCGGTGTCACGCTCGGCACCGAGGCGCCTGAGGCATTCGACTGGCACGCCGGCGTCTCGGCCTGGCAGTACGTCCAGCAGCTCGACCAGGCCACGCTCTACCGTACCTACCAGCAGCACAATGGCACGATCCGCCGGGTGCAGATGATCGGCCATCCCTCGAGCACGACCACCAGCTTCACACTGGCCGATGAGGATATCGTCGAAGGCTCGACGGGCTCGAGGAACACCGAGCAGACCAGGAATGCCGCGATCGTCCGCGGCCATGACTATGGTGATGGACTCGGCCCCGTGCTGGGCGCCGCCTATGGGTCGAATGATTTTCAGGGTGATGGCGCCACCGCGGCGACCAGGCATCCTGAGGCATTCAGCAGCGACCTGATCGAGGACGGCAACGATGAGGATGGCGCGCCACTCGGCTATGGCGGTATCGATGCCCAGGACATTGCCGAGGCGATCCTGAACGATGTCAACAAGGAATTCGTCACGGCCGATGTCCGATCCTGGCGTGACGATGAGCACGGGCCTGGGTTGACGTGTCTGCTGGATACGCTCGACCGAATGGCGATCGGTGAAAAGATGTGGGTGCAGGGCTACGCCTGGGAAGTGGATGACGGCTGGTCCTCGACGTATAGCTTGAGCGGCGGCGGGCTCGAGCAGCCGTATACGCCGCCACCAGCGTAGTCATGGCACAGACAGCAGCCGTCCGCGCGGTGCAGGCGATTTATGAGCACGTCGACAACCATGTGCGCGAGCTGCTGCCGCCGGCGCCAGGCGCGGAGGTCGACTCGGCGTTGATGCTGCTTACGAGTGGCGGAAGCCCTGGGACTTTTGGCGGCGTTGGTGTCACTGGTGGCATTGAGACCGGCGTGGCTGGGTGTTGGTCCTTTGACTTCCAAGCGCGCATCACGGGCTGGTATATCCAGGAGTTCGACGGCACCAGCGGCAGTCTGGTGCTCGACGTACAAAAAGCGGCTCGAGGTGCGAGCCCGGCATTTGTGAGCATCGTGGCCAGCGCGCCGCCCACGGTGTCCAGTGGGCGTTATGCGGAAGATGCGGCGCTCGTTGGTTGGGATGACGTCATCGATCGAGGCGACCTTGTACGCGTGAGTGTGACGAGCGCAAGCACGATCACGCGTGCGTTGTTCGGGTTACGTATTCGCAGGCTGGAACCCTGAAATGCCCGTCACCGTCCGTTATCCGCTATCGATGACGTGCAGCACAGATATCGGTTGTGTAGAGGACACGCCGAGCTACGAACCCATCGTCGGGTATGAGGCGACCTCGATACACGCGCATCTGGACAGCACCTACGACTGGTTAGTCACCTGTATTTTGAAGCAGGCCGGTGGATCATTGGCCGGCCAGCAATTTGCCCTGGCGGGTATCGCCGAGGGGACCACCGATGCCTACGACACAAACGCCGACTCGTTTTCGGGCGATGCTGCTGGCGTGTATTTCACATGGATCTTTTCTCAGGAAGTCGATACGCCGACGTTGTATACGGGCTATGTGGATGTCACCTATGGCGATGTCGAACCGCCGGTGAGTTCAGTGTCTCGACCGCCGTTCGTGCAGATCCTGGGGTGAACGTAAACATGATGGGACTACAGAACAATGCCCAGTAATTTTCCGAGCAGTCCTGACGATATTCAGAATGACGTCGCCAACGGCACGCTCGAGGTCGATCTGCATCCGGGATTGCATAACCAGCTCGCCGATGCCGTGATGGCAATCGAAACGGAGCTGCTGGCTGGCGGCACGATGAGTCTGGCAACGCATATCGCTGCGGCCGATCCGCACTCGGTGTATCTGACGCAGACCGAAGGCGACGCGCGCTACACGACGATCGCGGGCGGAATCCCAGACGGGTCGATTACGTCTGCCAAGATCGCCGACGGCACGATTGCCACGGCGGACCTGGCCGATGCGTCGGTCACCAACGTCAAGCTCGGGACGGATACGGCCAGGGCCAACCTGCTCACCAACGGCGGCTTCGAGATCTGGCAGCGCGGCAATGGACCGTTTATTAGTGGCACTACGGCCGACATGTGGTCGATGTACTACGACGGCGGCGATACGCTGAGCGTGTCGAAAGACGGTGGGGCTGACAAACACTCGCTCTATAGCCTCAAGGCGACTTACACACGTTCGACTGGAGTCAATGCAAGCATTTATCAAATAATAAAGTCCACTGAGTGCTCGTTACGCCAGGCGACAATTACGCTAAGCGTGCGTGTTCTGTGTACCACGGGCAACGCGGTTCGCGCCTCGATTACAACAGACGGTGCTGGTGGTACTACCGTGTTGTCGCCGTTCAATGTGGTCAGCGGCGGCTTCCAGACGCTGTCCGTCACGGCAACTGTTCCCATTGACGCGACGTATGTCCAGGTCAAAGTTCAGTGCCTGGCTTCCTGCACGGCGTACCTCGACAACGCCATGCTGGTGGTGGGCAGCGTGCCGGCCGACTACGCGCCGCTGCACCCGGCCGACGATCTGGCGCGGTGTCTCCGGTATTACGAATCGTCAGGTGCAACAAGTACACAAACACTTTTGTCAGGGTTCGCCGTGTGGGGTACGACAGGAGCGACAGGCCAGTGGTCATACAAAGCCGTGAAGGCAGTGACGCCGACGATTACTGTGAGTTCTCCTAGTGCGTTTACGGTACAGGTCGGTGGTTCGCAGTTTGCATGCACTAGCCTGTCTGCTACTGCGTTTATTGACCGAACTACGGTAGTTGCGCAGGTTGCCAGTGGCCTAACAACAAACTCCGCGGCACTGCTGAATGCCGCTTCGGGGTCGACACCGGGGATTTTTGCAGAGGCCAATCCGTAGGAGCGATGCGATGAGCGTACGACCGGTTGTTTTCAACCCTGACGGCAGCATCGATGCTGTCTATGACGAAGGTGGACATAGCGGCACCATCCCCGCCGCCGACGTCGTCTGGGCCACCCAGATCGACGGCTCCCACAACCACAACTTCATCGTCCTGAACTGTCCCGACGGCTGTGGTGCAACGTCCACCCACCCGGTCGGCGGCGGCGCGGCACCGGTCGAGGTGCAGCAGATGTTCGTCCACAAGACCGAGGCCGAGGGCTGCGCGTGCGGCAACGTCGAGGCCAGCGCCAATGCCGTGCCTGAGGCGCATGTGCGCCTGAATTGCAGCCGCATGGATGGCCCCGAGCGATGGCAGGCGACCGAGACAGCAGAGGTGGAAGCCCATGGCTGAAGGACCACCGTTACGACCGATCGTCTACCGCCTGAGCGACCGCTTGGTGGTCGGCGAGCACCCGAGGGGCGGCGTCGGCGCAGCGCACCGCGTGCAGGTCATCGACATCGAGGAGTACGAGAAGCTCTTGCGGACCGACCCCGCCTATCTGACCGAAGATGGGCATATTGTTGGAGCGTCCCCATGACTGACTACACGATCGGGCCTGGCGTCCAGCAGGCGATGATCGACGCGGGCGACGAGCCACGCTCTGACGAGCAGTACGTCGTACTTGAACCAGGTCATAAGGTGTCGCAGACCTTCGCCCGCGACGCAATCTATTACTGGATCGAGGAGGACAACGCGGTTCGCCGCGCTCCCTTTTGAGGGAGACGAGGCACTCCCGCCACCGGGCATCCAGTGGAACGCGCATCTGTATATGGCGCCGCAGTACTACTCGTGGACATGCTCGGCGTGCTCGCTCGACTGGGTGCTCGAGGCGACCTGGACACGCCCCAGTGATCGCTACCTGACCACGATGGAGATCGGCTACACCCAGAACATCAACGGCACGTACGGGCTGATGGATCGTAGTGGTTCGCAGTTGCGTCGGGTGCTCGGGGATTACGGGTTGCCGAGTGAGCAGGACTACCTCGACTTCGATACTGTCTACGCACTCGCCAGCCGCACCACGGGCATGATGAGCGGTGAGGCTTGGTATCACTGGGTCGCCCTCCGCGGTACGAGTGGCTCGAACCTGTGGATCGCGAACAGCGCGCCTGGCTACAAGGGTGTCGAGTCAATACTGTCGCGATACGACTTTGACCGTTTGGGCGGCTTTTCAGTGGTCTGGCTCGTATGAGGGGGAAACTTTGATGCGGGAAGCATTTCTACTGGTTTCGGTGATCTTATTTGTTATCGATGCGGTCTTGTGGTGGACGCCGAACGCGACGACCTATGGCGGGCGACTACTCCCGCTGGGACTGGCATTCTTCGCGGCCTCGTTCCTGGCGTTCCTGCCGGGCTAAGGGCGTATGACGTGGCAGCGGTCGCGACCATTTGGCGCGGCGACACGGCCCAGCTTCAGGCGTTGCTGACCGCGATCGAACATAACTGCGCCTGTAAAGAGCTGCGCGGCTGTTGTCCGCCACATCACATGCTGCTCGAGCAACATGTGCTCGATAGTCTCCTCTTCATGCGCTGGTTCTACCTGCGTGATCGTTTGCTGGTCGAGGAGCAGGTTCGCTGATGCTGCTGGAACGACCTGGGGTTGATGAGGACCACCCTGACCCGCCAGCGGTGTCGATCACGCGCCTGGTGTGTCAGACGATCGTTGTGATGACGATCCTGGTTGGCTCGGGGCTGTTGTTGGTGGCGCGACCGGAGTACAGCAGCGTGGCGATCGCGTTCATAGGCGTGGTGATCGGAGCGTCGTTCGGGCTGGTGCGTATGGATAGCCTGCGCCGACGCCGCAAACGCCCCGACGAGAGCTAGGCATGAAACCTGAGTGGCGACGTTACGCGGCGCTGGCGCTGGTGGTCATCACCCTGATCGGGTGGCCACTCTCAGCGTTCTGGTTCGCGCGCGATGAGCCGCAATTCGTTCTGGCCCTGTCCTGGCTGGCCATCACCCTTACGGCCGTGGACATCGCCGCGACGACCGATGTGCGTGCTGAGCAGGACGATTCAGACGAGTAGCTGAGGACTCTCACCTGAGCAGAGTTCGTACCTGGCCTTCCATTGATCACGTTCGGTAGTCACCAGCTCAAGTGTTCGCTTCAGCCGCCGTTGTTCGGCCAGGCAATCCGACAGCACGCGCTGACGGAGGGTGGCCACGTCGCGCAGCGTGGCGACCTCAGCGCGAAGGTCATCGACCTCGTCCTCCATCAGGCTCGCTGGCCGACATATTATTTCTTAGGTCGACCAAGAGCCTTAGCGCTCCGCGTAGATCGGCCCGCTATAGCCGACCTCGTAGTACACCCTTGGGCATTCGGGACACGTCGCCTGGGACGTGCCATCCGCCCTGTGGTAGATGCCCAAGGGCTGCTCATGCCCGCCGAACATCCGCCCGCACCGAGTACATGACAACCAGAAATAGCCGAGCAACCACGCGTAGAGCCTGTGTAACTGTCGCATTGTCAACCTAACCTATGCGTGAGTTGGTCACGCTAACACTCCATATGACGATCAAGAGCGTCCGAGTGCTTCGAGTGCGATGCCGACCAGCGGCGCGCGCTCCATGTAATCACCCGTCTGTCCCTTGTCGATGATCGCCTCTAGCGCCGCCCGCAGCCGCTCGTTCTCGGCGCGGAGGTCGTCGCGCTGAGCCATGATGCGCGGCACCTCGCTTTTGAGCCGCTGGTTCTCGGCTTGACAGACCCAAACAGGAAGTTGGTCATCGCTTACCCAGACGCGATGCGAGTCGAGAATCTGCGTCAGTTCATCGACATGAGCCCGCAGCCGCTCGTTCTTGCGCCAGAGGTTTTCGATCCTAAGTGCGTCGGCATCCATGCGTGGCAGCAGATCGGCTAGCTCAGCCCGCAGCCGCTCGATCTCGGCGCGGAGTGTGGCGTTTTCAGCCAGTAACCGTTCTTGCTCAGATCGCCCCAGAATCAGCGCATCACCAAATGCAGACATCTCTAGCAACCCTCTCGCCCAACCGACTCCGAAGGCCTATCAAGATCTGGCAGTAGTGCGTAGCCAGCCGGTCCTGTCCGTAAGGCGCGTGTGCGCCAGGCTTCCCGTTCTTCCGTGACCTTCTCTAGCGCCGCTCGCAGTCGCTCGACCTCGGCGCGGAGATCGTTTCGTTCCTGGGCTATGTTCCCCCAGACTTCCCTCTCGGCGCGCAGCATGTCGCGCTCGCGCACCAGAGCGCGTCCATCCTCCAAGGCTTCTTTCCAAGCGTCCTCGAAGGAGTAGTCGCTTTTGAGCCGCTCGACCTCGGCACGCAGTTCGGCGCACGGATCATTCATCACTAACCCCGGTCCTTCTTGGGTTGGCCCCGTCCATTGCACACTCGTCACTCCTTAGGACGGTCCAGCATCCGCCGCAGGTTGCCGACGATGTCCTTGTCTGGAATGTCATCCCAGGCAAGATCGCGGGTGTACTCAATCTGGCGATGCAGTTCAGCGTTCTGTGCCCGGAGCCGCTCGACCTCGGCGCGTCTTAGCTCCAACGCCCGCTCAGTGCCGACTTGCCACTGTAAGTTCTCATGCTTTAGCCGCTCGACCTCGGCTTCTGATTGCTCCGCTCTCTCGAACAGTCGCAGAATGCAGAAGGAGAGTTGACCCAGCTGCTTCCGATACTTGCTCAATTCAGCCTGGAGTTCGGCCTCGCGGGTCTTCGGAATCCAGGCATCGGTAACCCACATCTCAGTCGTCTTGAGCCGCTCGACCTCGGCGCGTAGTTCGTCACGCTCGCGTTCTAGTTGTGGGTAACTCACGCACCCTCGTTCCTCGCATCCTTGATGACAGGCTGCATGCTCCGAAGCGATCCACTTGCTACTCATATC